ACAGAGGCGTGTGACCCTAAATGAGTGCCGAAGCACAAGAAAAGGAGAGTCGGGGTATTCGTTCCGAACGAGAGCCTGATGGTCATCGAGAAGCAATTGAGGATACTCCTCTGACACCATCTGGTAAAGGCTCGTCGGCCACAAAAAACCCCATCTCACACACACGCCAACGAAACGTGTAGGAGGAAGAGGATAGGAACGAGAATCGTACCGGGCGCGAAAAGACGACCTGTCTATCTTTCTGGAGACAGGCTTAACGCGAACACCGGTCCAATCGTCCGTATGCGCTTTTGTCAGAGTCGCGCAAAGGGTCTCTACAGACCGCAATACAGACGGAATGGGCGGCAAACCAACAGTCGTCGGAAAGGCGCGATCCACATAAGGTAAACCCTGGTCAAGGGGCTTACCCGAATGTGGTACACCAACCGACGAAGATGCTGGACCATCCCAAACCAGTTTCCTAAACCACTTCTTCCTCACGAGGATCTTACACCAAGCGGAGGGAAGAGAGGAAAGAGTAAAGCCTCGAAGAGAGATTTCGTAACGCATCAGCACATTGACAATCCATTGCTGAACCGAAGGCCGAAACGAACTAATCCCCTTGAGGACAGAAGAGAGAATCTCGCCGGGCTCGTCGCGAGAAGGAAGGAGGAAGGAAAGGACAGGTTTAGATACGAGACGACGACGGTTAATATCAAAGGTCTGACTGTTAAGATCAGCCCAATGACGTGAAACCATCGTCTTCTCCTCATTGACGATGAATCCGTATGTAGAGGTAACTTTCTTCCACTCTGCATACATCAAAGGATTGCCCTGAAAAAGACAATCGTCACCGTTAAACCTGCCTACCCTCCGCTCCAACGGGCCGTACGCCCTTACGGCGGCCATGTCGTGGCATGCTTTATTCAAAAGGCACAGCAGCGGGAAACTGACCAAATTCCCCATCATGCTACCTCTACGAATCGGGTGTTCCACTCCCGAGCACGACAACCACCGTAACTCCTCGAAACTACCAACGAGGCATTCTCTCTCCTCCTTACTCAACTCCCTCTCCTCCGCGAGGACCTCTACGATCGCACGGACAGCAGAAAGATATATATTGTCAGTAGCGGCTTTATAATCACCGCTAATTATATCCTCTGTGCCCGCGTCGCAGACGGCAAGAAAATCCTCCTTCCTAACATCCCCTCGGACACACCAGTCGAAAGAAGTGAGGTGATCATACAGGGCGTTATGAATCGGGCGGAGGCGGCGCTTAACCGTCGCACTCTGCATCGTAACCACCCTATACTTTCCCTTGGTCTTGGCCACGCCGCGCCTGACGAGACCAAAGTCTCCATCAAAACAGCATGTGCAAGTACCCAAAGTACCTCCCTCACCTCTTCTGGTCTCTCTACATCCCTGCTGGTCCGGGACGTAGATATCCGAAGGCATGTAAGGCTCCCTAATGTCCTTCCGACAGCCAGAGAGCCTCTTCCCCCAACCCCCCACTAGCACGCGGACGTGAGCTTTGAGCTCCTCGACGTGAGCTGAGCACCTAAGCTCACCCTCGAGGTCATACTTGCCAATACTCTCAGCCCAAGCATCGCGTGCCTCTCCTCGGGCACTGGGATCACACCGCGGACAAACGCTATCGAAAATGCGCGCACAGCTTTTGACAGCCATACGGTATCGCCATCGACGCCGTCCACGTGGTGTTTCACCCAACGCCCACTTCTCCCACACCTGCCTGACTTGACGGCAGCCTCCGGAAACACCAAATTCCGGCATCCTAGTGAGACTGAACTCACGAGATAGGATATGGGCTGCTCTGGTCAGCGCCTTAACAAAGGACCCTTCCATACAGAGGGCTCCTACGTTCTGGCGATCAGCAGAAATACTTTTACGCGACTTCGGCATTGATCGGAACGCGGGTTGGCGACTTAAGG